CAATACCTCCGTTCGCCCCCCCCACAAATGAAGAACAACCTACGAATGCACCGAATGAGGTAGAACCTCCTCTACCTACCGTTCCGAAGGATACGGCTAAATCAATCACTAAACGAACAAAGAAGAAAATAGTCATCGATAATATACCCCCTTTACCAGTAATACCCGAAGAAAATGAAAAAGAACCGGAACAAGACAATATCCCTATTCCACCAAAACCCACTACTAAGAAGCCAAGAAAGAAAATAGTCATCGTCGACACTTCTCCTCGACCAATAATAAATTTGCAGAATGAGATGGTAGAACGACTCCCATCCACAAAGGCTTCGAAGACAGTCATTCTTAAAACATCACGGTTCTATTTGAATAACCGCAAAATGTTCTTAAAGAACTTTGATGAAATATTCAAGAAATACAAGAAAGATATTGAAGAATCCGAAAAAGAGAACGTATCATGCGACTCACGCAATGAAACACGGGACCTCTTCGTTCACCAAAGAATTGTCAGAGACTATTTGAATTTACATACCCCCTATCGAGGATTACTTCTATATCACGGATTGGGTTCCGGAAAGACATGCACTTCTATCGCCATTGCAGAAGGAATGAAGATACCAGACAAACGAATCTATATTTTAACCCCCGCTTCTTTGAAAATGAACTATTTTAGTGAATTAAAGAAGTGTGGAGATGTTCTTTATAAGAAAAAACAATATTGGGAGTTTGTCAGTATAGAAGGACAACCCGAGTATTTGACCCTACTCTCCAATGCTCTCTCGCTTCCAGAAGATTATATTACTCAAAATAGGGGGGCGTGGCTAGTGAATGTAAAGAAGAACTCGAATTTTGAAATGCTCACTACAGACCAACAGAAACAGATTGATGCACAAATCAATAAGATGATACGGGCAAAATACATAGATGTCAATTACAATGGTATGAACTATGCAAAACTAGAAGAGATGACGGATTCATATACTATAAATCCGTTTGACAATTCGGTGGTTGTGGTAGATGAAGCCCACAACTTCGTTTCACGAATTGTTAATTCTTTGAAAAAAATGGGGAGGAAACAGGTTATGGAATCGTCGACCCCCCCGAAATCGATAAGTTTGGCCTTATACCAGTATTTAATGAGTGCCACGAACGTGCGTATTGTCTTACTTTCCGGAACACCGATTATTAATTATCCGAATGAAATAGCCGTATTATATAACATTCTCAGAGGGTACATAAAAACATGGACATTTCAAGTGACGGTAGGGGAAGGTTTCAAAGGAACGCGCGTTACCAAAGACTCAATAATGGAAATCTTTGAAAAGAATCGTCTCAAAGTATTCGACTATATGGAATATAGTGGGAACAAATTGACTATAACCCGTAATCCATTCGGGTTCATCAATTCTACGAAAAAACCGTCTGCTACCAAGAAGAAGGTGGATGCCACTGTAGGTCATCTTCCGGTAGGTACCGATACCGAAAGACCCGTAGAAGTGGCCGAAGGCCACGGTGTAGGGTTCGATAAGAAAACTATCGCTCCTAGTAAAAAAAACGGTACACGTAAAAGAACAGAGGTACCCGCGGTTCAAACACCCAGTGTCATTGCAGGGGGCGGTGTAGGGGACGAGTATAATGGTGTATATTACGACGACCCAAACGAACCGGAATACGATGGTCAAGGGAATATAACAGACGATGAGTTCGAAAGAAGAATATTGCATATTCTTTCAAAAAATGGATTATATGTTTCTCCTAATGGGGTTACCGTTACAAACAACAAATGTTTACCGGATAATGAAGATGACTTCTTTACTACTTTTGTAGATATGGGCGATACTAAAATTATTAACATGGATGTTTTTAAAAGACGTATTCTGGGGTTAACGTCCTATTTCCGGAGCTCCCAAGAGAGGCTTCTGCCTCGATTTATTCCTTCTTTGAGAACTATTGAAAGAGACGGGAAACAGACATCGGAAACAACTGTATTTCATATGGTATATTGTACAATGAGTAACTACCAGTTCAAGAAATATATTGTTATACGTGAAAGTGAAATAGAGAATGAAAAAAACGCAAAGAAGCAAAAAATGCTCAATGAAAAGAAAGGGGTTTTCGTTGAAAATAATACATATCGCATTTATTCGAGAGCGGTATGTAACTTCGCTTTTCCAGACCCCCCTGGACGACCCATGCCATCCAACACTTCCGATATGGAACAAACCACAGAGACACAACAGGAAATACAAGGAGAGACAGGTGTTAATAACGGGACGGAAGGTGAACGAGACGCGGAAGGTATAGAAGAGGAAGAAGAAGTCGAAGGGATGGACACACAAACCAAAACCAACTATTTCATTCGAATCAAAAAAGCCATGAAAGAAATCAACACTCCCGACTTCTTAAGTGAAGAGAGTATCGCACAATATAGTCCCAAGTTCGCCGAATTTTTACATATATTTGGAAATGGGGCAGATTCGGCCCAAACTACGGACAATCCAGTTGACACGAAAGGGTGTCATTTATTATATAGTAACTTTCGAACCATTGAAGGAATCGGTATTTTACGACTAGCCCTTCTCCAAAACGGATACGAAGAGTTCAAGATTCGTAAATCTACCACTGGAATATGGGAAATAGTGAATGACTCTACCGGCGACAAAACGTTCTCAAACACGGCTTCTTTCAAACGATTTGTTCTTTACACTGGGACAGAGACCGCGGAAGAAAAGGAAGTCATACGTAATATTTACAACGGAGACTGGGAGTTGGTACCCTCTTCCATTTCCACTATTTTAAGAGGAGTTGGCTATACCGATAATATGTTTGGCGAAGTTATACGTCTATTCATGATTACCGCCAGCGGGAGCGAAGGTATCAACTTGAAAAATACGCGGTTTGTTCATATAATGGAACCCTATTGGAATTTGACGCGGGTTGAACAAATCATAGGTAGGGCGAGTAGAATCTGTTCACATGCTTCTTTGCCAGAGGAGTTACGTACAGTAAAGGTATATATGTATGTTGCTGTATTTAATAGTGAGCCTACCATTGAAGATGAGTTATATACTAACACTACGGGTAGAAAGAAGTCGCAAATAGATATTATCAAAGAGAATGTAATTCTTTCACAGAAGGAAGGGAGCCGACTGAATGAAAGTACCAAGCTCACCACCGATGAGTCGTTATTGGAAATATCTACTATAAAGAATCGCATTAACTCGCAAATTTTGAAGGCAGTTAAAGAAACCGCAATTGATTGTAAACTATATAATAAATCACATGCGAGTGAAGGACTAACGTGTTACGATGGATATGGGATTGTGAAAACCAATAACTTCGGGTCTTTCCCTTCTATACAACAGGATACAGGGGAAAGAATGGAGCAGAATGTGGAACGTGTTCAACTAGTACTGAATAAGGTGACCATTAATAAAAAACCGTATAAAATAAACCTTGCTACGAAAGAGGTTTATGAAGAAGTTGGAGAAGGAAGAAACAAAGAGCTGGTGTTGGTAGGTGTATTGAAAGAAGATAGGGATAAAAATGATAAAAAAAGATTTAGAATATCTCCTCGCAAATGAGTAATATTTCTACGAGCTCCCTTCGGTCGCTCTCCGCAATATAAAAGAAATCCTACAAACTCCCTATGGTTGTTTTCCGGATTTTTCAATATAAAAGAAATCCTACGTAGTGGCCTTCGGCCACTCCTCTGGATTTTTCAATCATCAAATATTATACTATATATAAAATATTTGACATCATTATGAGCAATATTCCTACGAGCTCCCTTCGGTCGCTCTCCGGAATATAAAAGAAATCCTACGTTGTGGCCTTCGGCCACTCCTCCTGATTTTTCAATATTCATACGAGCTCCTTACAGTCGTTCTCCGGAATATAAAAGAAATCCTACGTTGTGGCCTTCGGCCACTCCTCCTGATTTTTCAATATTCATACGAGCTCCTTACAGTCGTTCTCCGGAATATAAAAGAAATCCTACAAACTCCCTACGGTCGTTTTCCGGATTTTTTACACCTTTTCTCATTTAAAACGCCCATTTAATTATTTAAAGTCCAATGTCCTTGACCCCAATTTGCTTTAATTTTATATAAATCAAAATTTGGGTAATATTCAACTATTCTCATAGTTCCAGTATTATAATAATCAATTGGTCCAGTATAATTCCAACCATCATAATTATCTAATACCTTATTATTTGGGTCGTTATTAAATATATAATCCTCGTTAGGGTTAATAGATTTATATTTCATACATTCATTTTCATTAGTATTTTTTTTACTTAATAAAAAATCACTAAATTCATTAATTATTTTTTGTGAATATATACCAATATTCATTGAAAAATTCTTATTTATTTTTATAGATGAAACATTAGTCAAATCTATTGATTTTATTTTGTTATAAAAATTTTTACCAATTTTACAAGTATCGTGTAAATATACATAATATTCATTTGTATTATTATATAATTCCAACAAAGTTATTAATCCTGTAAAATCTATACTATTATGATTAGCACGAATATATGTAATATTTTCATCTTTAGTAATTTCATAATTATTTAAATTATAATGACCACCAATAACAACACAATAATCAATATCATTCTCTTTTAAACTTTCTAATAAATGTTGTAAAGCAATATTTGATTTAGTATGTGAATTAATTACTATTTTCATATATAATATAATATAATATACTATTTCACTCAAAATGATGGGCGTTTTAAATGAGAAAAGGTGTAATTTACATCCACTTATGTATTCACATCGGTGGAAGATTTGCTAATACTAACCGTATAATACCAAGTGTTGCTACCTCATAAGATACTATCAAGGGTAGATTATTGTCTATATTCAATTCTATCATACTACAAAGGGGAGTACACTTAATAAACTGTGAAAGAGACTTAAGACTAAACATACCTTGTATCACAGTTGACGCATCACTTGGGTTTTTGATGAATTCCATATGTTCATCATGTGCAGAACGGTATATCTTTAAACTCGCAAACGGTCCTTCGGCATTAAATATTAAATCTTTCCCAATACTGCATATTTCAATACGGTCACTGATACAGTTCAAATCACGTATAATTTTCTGAAAGTCGGTGCTTGGGAGGTTGATTACAGTGGTATAAACAACATGCGGTATCACCAACTCCTCCAAATCGGGTTCGATGAGACGCAGTTTTTGACTGTAACACTGACGGATTGTCCCATTTTCATATTGGAATCCCAGATTACTGACGACACCCTCGTGGTAGTCGGAGTTTTCTATATATATAGTGAGGGTATCGTCGTTCGAAATCGTGCTTATCACGCGGAACAAGTGGAGTGTATTTGCACATATCACTATTTTCTCTGGTTTACAAACGTAGTACTCGAATTTATTAGCTTCCAGAAAGACATTTACCAATATAGTATGTGTTTTATCGAAATTAATGATTTTCATACCTTCTTTGGTAAATGTAATTGTACTGTCTGCCAAAATATCTTTTATCGCAGTGAAGACATTGCGTATAGGCTGTATTTGAACAGTTTTTATTGTCAGTACATTATTATCTTCATTCATATTTGTTCAAAGAAATCGATATGTATTTTTACTTGAAACCAATCTTTATGTATTTTCCACGAGTTTATTTGGGTAAATATAAAAGAAATCCTACAAACACCCTACGGTCGTTTTCCGGATTTTTCAATGGAGGAGTTCGTAGGAATATTACCTAGCCCACATCATACCACAGCTACCACTAATGAAAGAAAGAATGTTATATCTCTCTTCAAATACTGTCATATTATAATTGTATTGAAATAGTCGCCACGCCTGCTTTGAACTCACTGATATAGGCGCCCCGTTCGTATCACACACAACACTGAAACTGGAACCTTCCAAGTCAAATTGCGGGGAATAAGTACTAAATTCAAACTCTATATTCTTGAATTTACTCATATTAATCGCCCCGGAAGGTTGGTACTCAAACGGCGACGTATTCAAGCAAAAATTATAACAATATATACCCTCTTTCGCAAACCCCCGTGTACGAACGTATTTTTCCACATAATCGTATATTCCTCTTTGAATGATGTTTTCGCGGTATTCGCCTTCCAATACAATCCCCATCGAATCTAGTATTTGTTTGTGGTTATAGGGCGAAAAATCACCAGTTATAAATATACCTGTACTAATGTTATTGGTATTTCGCGCGGGTCCTGTTAGTATGAAGTTGGCCGGGTCGTCAATATTATCGTTGATATTCGCGGGTAATGCAACTGGAGGGGCAATTACGTTCGAAGGCAAGTTGGAATATGGCCAGTTCGTATAATTCGACCACTCATTACGCATATTTACGTCGTTCCGCTGTAAGAAAAACATCCAATTCGCTACCATAGTGGAGGAATTCATCAGACGGACTTTTGAATTCCCCGCTACATTTTCAAAGAAATACTGATGTACGTCCTTTACTAGATATACCTGGTCTTCCATTGCAAACTTACGCGATTCTTCATTGGAAAGAAAACAATAAGTGGAAATTAAATGTATGTCCGCATTCCATGTTTTCGTAGTATTGGTGTAAGCATTCTGGTCAATACGTACGGACGGGGGCGTTTGTAAAAAACGATACATCTGAAACTGTTCTTGCGTGAAATCCGGTTGTATGTAAGGATTATTGAAATCCGGGTCGAATATGTCGCGCACTTGAAAGAGTTCTTGTATTGGCCGAAGCGTGACGTTTATTGTGAGTTCGTTGTATTGGAGACATATCAATGGAAAGGCGCACTGGTTATTTAATGTAAACCATGTATTTATGGGTATATACAATGTCCTACCTCGTATAGATGGTTCTGCCCCCGCAATATTATCAGTATAATATGCCGAAGGATACACATTCATACGTTCAAATGAATTCGCAGGGTCGTTCAACTCACTCACATTCCCAGACATTTGATGGAAAAGGTCCTTTTTTTCGCTAGTGAAATCGCGCTCCATCATTGCCAGTAAATATTCGCCGCTGTATTTTTGTATAAGAACAGAACCACAGTTAATTTCGATTGAACGTATCATTTGTATACCTATGTCGCGAATCCACCTGAAATCGTAACTGACCCATCGGCCTCCAGTAAGACCGCATGGGTGATATATTGGACTCCAAATATCAGGCAGTGTAACAACGAGATAGGTGTCCATTAATAAGTCGGCGTATCTTTTTATCTTGAATTGGAACACGGAATCGTCGGTAAGTCGCAAGTCACGACTGCCCTCGTAGTCCAGTCGGAATTTCTGTAGTCCAAAATTGGTGTATTTAGAGTAGGCCACTTTGAAAAATGTTTTAGTAGGATTTCCAGTCAGTATAACATTCGCGTTTCCGAGGCTGACTAAATTGAATAAACCACCAGCCATCAAATTATTATATAATATTTGTTATTATATATTATTCATATATAGGTATGGAAACGTCGGGACAACTGGATTGGTCGAAAAAACTCGCGATTGTTTTTATCCTTATTATAACTACTTATCTATTTTTCAAATATCTATATACTCAAAAATATATGTATGAATTACAATCACAAGCCCTTTCTACGGTTGGTATTTTACAGGCGTCAGGGGGCGGCAAAGTCAAAGAAGGCTTCACCGAAGGTTTGGAAGATACCTCTGATATAAAATCAATGATATTGAATGACCTTGGTTCCAAAACACAGACGGTGAACCCGAATGATTACCCCGAACTCACATTGAAAGATTTTATTGTAAAGTCTTCGTATAATACGGCATATACTCCAAACTCAACCGTGTCCCTGAATGCAGTGTCTTATGCTCTTAAGCGTGGATACAGATACTTAGACTTTGAAGTATACCTAATAGATGGTTTGCCATGTGTGGGATATAGTGAAAACCCACCTGCGACACCCACCACATTGTCGTCGACGAATACTTTGCCACTTAATCAAGTATTGTATACGATTGCTACACAGGCGTTTTCTGCACCAGTAATGAACACGAACGACCCGATATTCATCAATTTGCGTATGTACTCTAAAGACAATACACTCTATGAAATGGTTGCAAAATCAATAGATAAAAATATAAAAAACCGAATGTACCTCTATAAAGTGGATATAAATACGGATTTGAAAGACATTATGGGGAAAATAGTGGTCTTTATAGACATCACGGCTGCACCCGATTACGACAGTTATCCAGATTGTTCGACTTTATCTGGAAATGATACAAGTTGTTTTAACTTGTCGAGGTATGTAAATACTACTAGTGGGGGGAGTATGTTGAGAACCGTTAGATATGACAGTTTATTGAATCAGACCGGTACACCCCCGACCATTAATCCAGTAACTAAAATAACCGACTCGTCTGTATTGAAAATCGTATACCCGCATGTTGTATATAATTTAAATAATCCTAATTTGAAAGATTTTGCGTTAGAGTATGGTGTCCATTTTACAACGGTCCGATTGAATCTCGTGGATACGAATCTGAAAAATTACGAGGCCTTTTTCGCCAATTGTAATAAATCGTTTGTTCCATTTTCAGAAGTGTTTGAGGCATTAAATCATTGAAAAAAAACGGAGAGCGACTGCAAGGAGCTCGTAGAGATATTCGGGTGGGCTATGCCTGCCCAAAAGTTGAAAAATCCGGAGAACGACTGTAAGGAGTTCGTAGGATTTCTTTTATATTCCGGAGAACGACTGTAAGGAGTTCGTAGGAATATAAGAAGCAAAAGTAAGAAGCAAAAGGGGGGTCACTGGGGGCGAAGCCCCCCCAATGGAGGAGCTCGTAGAAATATTGAAAAATCCGGAGAACGACCGTATCCTACTTTTCGGGTAGGCGTAGCCTACCCAAAAGTAAGAAGCAAAAGGGGGGGTTTC